GAGCTGGGACATTGTGAAACAGGTGCATTTTATAATGAAAGAACGCTGGAGCTTCGTTCTCGAATGGAGTTTCGTGCAGATAAATGGGCAATAAAAAAGCTCGTCACAGAGGACGAGCTGATAGAAGCATTTGAAAATGGTATCCTTGAAATATGGGAACTTGCCGAGTTTTTCGGTGTGACCGAAGATTTTATGGTCAAGGTCTGTGAATTGTATGGATATTATAACAGGGTGATATAAAAAAAGTCCCTGTCAGCACCGCAAATACTGGCAGGGATAACACACAGAAATTTTTCTGTATGGTTACAAATACATTATATCACCAATTTAAGACATTGTAAATGATTTCAATAAATTGTTTACAAAAGTCGGTTTATAGGGAGGAAAAAAATATGACTTGTCCAAATTGTAAAGGCGAAAACGCACCAGGCGTAGCAGTATGTGAATATTGCGGTCACGAACTGCCGCAGCCGCAGAAAATTGATAACCACGTTGAGCATAACAGCAATATCGTTCAGCACATCACATACGTTACAAACGTCCAGCAGGTCGCACCGCAAGCTCCTGTTGAGCAGATAAGCCCTAAGAGCAAAAGCACAGCTGAAATACTTTGCCTGCTGACCTTTTTAGGCTTGGGTGGTTTGAACAGATTTTATGTAGGCAAAGCTGGCACAGGTTTGCTGTACTTCTTTACTTTCGGAGGTTTCTTTATTGGAGCAATAGTTGATATGATAAATTTGTTTCAGGGAAACTTCACTGACGCTCAGGGCAGAGTGTTAAAATAAAATCCCCTGCTGATACTTCAAATATCAATTAGGAGAAACGTATATGGGTAAAAAGAAACGCAAATCAGAGCCAGGCTGCATTGCCACTATATTCGGCTACACAATATTAGCTTGTATTGTATTTACTATTTTTAATTTAGCCAAAACATCTCTCTACTAAAGCCAAAATAATCATTTTATCGGTTATTGGCATACTTCTTATTCTCAAAATATTCGGATTTTTTAATCGAAAATATACAATGTCTCAGCTTGATAATATGGAAGGTCATAGATTCGAATTTGCTTGTGCTGATATCTTGAAGATGAACGGCTTTTATGACGTAAAAGTTACACAAGGCTCTGGAGACTATGGCGTCGACATTATTGCAAGAAAAGGTATGCGAAAATATGCTATACAATGTAAATGCTATAGCCACAAACTTGACAATAAACCTATACAAGAAGTAATTGGCGGACTTGCATATTATGGTTGTAATAAAGGCGTTGTTATGACAAATCAATACTTTACTGAGCCGGCAAAACAGTTAGCAAAAGTTAATGGAATAGAGCTATGGGACAGAAATGTTTTGTCTCATATGACCAAAAGAACAAGCAAAATAAAAATGCGTCTCAAAAAGGAAGAGCATTTACAAGAGCATAATCCTTCTTCCAAAGCAAAGCAACCAGTTACCGAAACCAACAGCTTTCAAATTTATTCTACCCCTAAATATGCAGAAAAAGCTACAATGATGAATGACCTTGATGATTACCCCCGTATTTGTAAAAAGTTCATGAAAGAAAATGCCGAATATATAGTCTGCTACTATAAAACGACTTTTGATGTAGTTCTAAAATTAGAAAAGATAGATGTTTTATACAAGCAAAATTCAGTTTCATTCGAGTTCTTGCATACGCCGCAACTTCCTGTAAGCAAGCTAAAAAAGTCGCTTAAAGACTTATCAGAATACATAAGCATTGATAATATTTCATTGCATTCATCTTGCACTACTCCTGGCTGCTTTGCAATACAAATGCCAATGCCTGATTACTTGGCTAAAACATCCAGGTTTATTGATAAAAATAGTAAATAAAAAATCTCGCCCCCAAGTGCTACCAACACTCAGAGGCGAGCAGAGCGGATACTACCAATATCAGCTCAAAAATTCACACCCAAACTAGTTAATAAAGGGCGAATTCTGCCCTTTTATTGTAGCACACTTTCTAGGAAGTGTCAAGAATAGGAGGAATATATGCTATGTAAAAAATGCCGTAAGGAAATTCCTGACGGCTCTATTTATTGCAACTACTGTGGCAAGAAGCAGGAAACTACCAAAAGAAAAACACGTCGCAGAGCAAGAGGAACAGGCACGATAAGATACAAGCCTGAATACAAAAACCGCCTATATGTGGTTTTCAGCCCTCGAACAACGTCCGGCACAGGTGAAAAGTACATCGGCTGCTTCAAAACGGCAGCAGAGGCACAAGCCGCACTTGATAGTTACTTCAACTCTACGCACATAGATCACTCCAGCCTAACTCTTGCACAAGCGTATGAGAATTGGAGTTCCGAGCATTTTGAAAGCCTTACAAAGAGTGGTGAGCAGGGCTACAAGACCGCATGGAGATACCTTGATAGTATCGCAGGCAGGAAGATGTCAGAGCTTAAAACAGCAGATTATCAGAGGTGCATAACCGAATGTGCCAAACGTTTCAGCCGTTCGCAATGTGCAAAAATCAAGCAGCTATGCTCACAGCTCTGTAAGTACGCCGCCCAAAATGACATCATA